CAAAAGCTTCAATTCCAGGCCAACCGAATACACCTTCATGGTTGAATGATGATAAACCGTTGATCTGATTACCGGGTTGTAGGATTGCTCCTGCGTCACTCTTGTAAGTTGCCATTAGTTAATACCTCCTATTACTCTGTAATTGTGAAGGCAGTGGTAATGAAGTCCTTATTCAAGTTTGCAAAACCAGCATATAGCTGCCATATAAGGATGATGAATCTTGAGAAGTCATCATTGTTATTGATTAAAACTTGAGCGTTAGGACCACCGATACCAACACCGATAGCTTGAGGACCAAAGAATAGTCCTGCTGGAGTTGTCTTAGAAACAGCTCCATTTCCATCTCCAATATCGACCGTAATTGTTTTAGATGGGAAGTTTGTAGATTCAAAGAATCTTACTCCTTCAAATACGAATCCAGAAGGCATAACTGGTTCACCAGCTACGAACTGAGCTTGTCCATACTGACCACCAGCATAGATTGCTTGGTTAGGACCCATTGCACCCATTAAAGGTGAACCTTGTCCCATTCCTGGATATCTAGCTACCTCACGGAAGCCTTGATCTGCTCTGAGATCTTTCATGAATGAAGGATCTGCTATGCAACGGTAGTAACCATCTGCAAATACAGGTACGTGACGCTTTCTTAAACTCTTAACTACCTCAAGAAGGTCAGTCTTAACATTAAACTTGAAACGCTCAGAAGCATATTCTGTAGCAGAGTATGAGTTTAAAGTTGTTGAGTTAGACTTTGTCTTTGTATTTGGATAGTAGTAACCACCCTGTGTATCAGATGAAGCACCACGAGATTCAGATTTGAATAGTTCATCAATGAATACTCTGTCTCTCCACCTTCTATAGTCATCTAATAAAGTCAGTGAGCCAATTGATTGATGGAACATATTAAGGTTCCCAGTATCAAGCAGCAAACGCTGAGCAGTCATTAGAGTTTCTCTAGCAATCTTAAATGTGCTAGGAAGTGTTGTGTTATTAGGGTCAGCTGGACCTGTATACTCTCTTAGAGATACAAGTACTTTGTCCTTCACAATAGATCTACTATTTGCAGTACCGATAGTCTGATCTTGAGTACGCTCCCTGCTTGTTTTTGTGCCAGGATTGCCAAAAAATCTGTATCTATCTAACTGAACAGTCTGTCCCAATTTGTTATCCCAAAAGCTCTTTATCTTTTGGATCAACACCTTTACCATTGATGTTGTTCAGACTATATCTTCATCCAATAAAGGATGTAGGGCACTCGTGGAAGCATTACTCAGTTACCTGTCGGCTTCTAGTCGTTGAACCTTCTAACTTGTAAGTTAGCTTGGCTGCTGATTGTCCTTTTATTTTGGAGGAGTCCCAGCAATTCACCCTATTATCTGTTTACTGTTACCAGTAACAGGCCCAGTACTATTTAGGCTGTTTAGTGAAGTCATGTACAACCACAGGCTCGGAAGCCATTTCTACGATATACGCAGGATGTGGACGATACAGCTCAGCCCCTAATAACTTCGGAAAATCGTTATCTATAAACATTTTTAGAAGTCAGCTAGGTTTGCTGATAGTGAACACTGGAAAATAAATTCCAATATATAAATTATAAATTGACTTAATATTCTACTTATTTAAGCTTCAGGGTTTATTACTGACTGAGTTGTAGTACCATTTAACATATTTCCTAAAGAATATGTTGTTGGAGGAACAGTACCAATTCTTCCCATTGGATTAATATATCCATCTTCAGGCTGTAAATCTGCTTCTTGAGCAGCAGCCATTTCGTCCTCAAGATCCATTAGATCCATAGCCATTTCAGCCATTCTTACTGCTTTTTTTGCTTTTTTAGTGTCCATTTACTTTTTACCTTTCTTTGATTCTAATGGAGGCTGACCTACAGGAAGTTGCATTAATCCAGCAGCTGGTAAAAATTGTGCTAAAAACATTTGTTCTTGAGACAAAATCATATCCTGTGTTTGTTCAGCAGCTATCATGTTTCTTGGAGCTAATAAACCATTAGTTGGTAAAGGAGATCCGGGTAAATTTAATTTTAAATATGATGCATCCAAATCAGGAGGCATAGCAGCTGACTCACCTATTTTTATTTGTTCTTGTCTCATTCTTATATTTGCATATTCATCTGTATTTCCTGAAACTACTTGATTTTGAACATCAGTAGCACCAAACCCAATTAATTGTGGCGAACCTATGGCTCCTCCAGCAGTACCAAGTCCTGCTAAAAATTGATCAGCCTTTTCATTTGTACTGGGTTTTTTCTTTTTTTTCATAATTAAAAATTAAATGGGGTGTTTTACCACCCCTTTAAAATTTACTCCATTACAAGAAGTTTCTGACGGAATACTTCAGGATTTTGCTGAGCAGCATTTAGATATCTCCATGCATTTTGTGGATCACGGTCTGCAGCACCACCAAAGTCTTTCCAGAAATCACCAGGATCAGCTGGAGTCTGTGGCTGTGGAGGTACAGGCATCTCAGGTCTTACAGGAGCTTGAGCCTGTATCTGAGGATTCTGAATCTGCTGTCCTGCAAATGTAGGTGCTTGTGGATATGCTGGAGCCTCATCCTCTACTGGATAAGGTCCTTCTGGTCCAAAGAACTCACATGTGTAATCAGCTAATACATCTGGATCTGTCAAGATCTGCTCATAAGCTTTATGCTCATTAGACATCTCTTGTAATAAGCTAACTGCTTCTTGTAGTTGCTGATTTGTTGTAATTAATGAATCTTCAATCTGGCAAGCGTAGTTATTTAAAACTGCTGGAGCATCTGCACCAAAGTGCTGAATTACCTCGATACTAGCTGGACTTACTCCGTTTGCTAGAAGTGCCTCCTCTGTCAGTGCCGGAGAAGTTTGGGAAGAGCTGTTGGAGTATGCCTGGCTGTTGTTGTTCGAAGGCATATAAGTCTGCTGAGCCGGATTGCTGTACTGGGTCGTTTGTTGGTATCCGTAGTTGCCCTGCTCTGTTGCTGGACTTGCCACTGACTGTTGACCCTGGAACGGGAATTGGACTGGTGAACTCAGGAGTCCTACCACCCTGTTGAACGCGTCCTTGTATGGGTTCTCCGCTTGTGGGCTCGCCTGTTGTGGCTGGGGGCTGTACGCTGTAGGGGTTGATTGGTATCCCTGTACCCCCATCTGGGCTTGCACTTGTGGTGCTGGTGCCACCTGTTGGGTTGTTGGGGCTACCCATTGTGGGGAAGTCGCCACGGAAGGAGCTTGGGCTGCTGTCTGAGGAGCCACGTAGCTGGTCTGTGGGGTCTGGGATACTTGGGGTGCCGATTGGGTCTGAGGACTTGTGTCTGCCTGCATAGGTCAATTCCTTTTGTAAATTTTCGAGTGTTCTATATAAGAATGGAGTCAAATCCAACCTAGGATCAGCTGCCATTGGTAGGTTTGGCTGCTGAGGGTGTGGAGTTCTCATCTCTTGATTTATTAGATCAATAAATGATGAATACGCCCTCTGTACTTCTCCCACCATTCTGAATGGAAATCCGGAAAGCATCCCAGCAATTTCGTCATCAGTTTTAGAAGGAAATAAATACTTCAGTGCTTCTATACTATCAACCCCCAATTCTTGAAGGTTTCTAGTAAAGATAGATTGATTTAATTTATCCTGTGCCGTATCTTCATACACAGGGCCCATCCATCTCCAAAGTACCGTTCTATCACCGTCAGGTGCAAGTCCTACAACTCCGTCTGGAATCTCCTGTTTTTCCAGTGCTTCTGCAATTGCATCTTGTATTTTTTGTTCGTATTTTAATTTTTGTTTATCATATTTTTGTAATACCTTTTCTAACTCTTCTGGGTCTTCTGTAGGCTCAGGTGGAACTGGATATTTTATACCTGCAGAAAATGCAAGAGATTTTCTAAATATTTGTTCTTCTTGAAAAATAATTAATTCAAAAACTCTACAAATTCCATACTGATAAATCTGTAAACATTTCTTTTTAGCTGTAGCACTAACTCGACCATAAGCTGATTTAATTTCAGTTGCTGTTACGTTTGTAATACTTAAATCATCTATACCTCCAAGAGCTAATCTAATTTCACTTCTTAATTGTTCTGTATAACGAGCTTGGTCAGATCCAACAGGATTAGGAGTAATAAATCCAACACGATCTGAAGGTTCTAAATTAGCAATAACTCTTGGAACTCTCATTCCACTTCCTGGTTTTCCTGAATAACCAGATGGAGCTCTTGTTACAGGATCAGATTTATATGTAGAACTAAATAGGTCAACATTTGAACCAAAACCAGACTGACTGGATATACTTGGTCTTTGTGCAGTTTCAGAGTCACTTTCTACAATGTCTTGTTTGGGTCTAGATGAGAGAAGAGTTGGATTTCCAAAGAATGATAAGTTTGCTCTAATATTTTTAACCATTTCATCATGAGCAACAATCTGATTAGCTAAAAAGTCAAATTCACCTGATCCTTCAGTTCCAAATGCATCAGGATTATTAAATACCTCTACACAAGGAATAAACTCCATAGTGTTTTCTACAGTTTTTTTATCAAAAGATGCAAAAGTTGTACTTTCTTGATCAAACTTTAATTCTTGCTCACTATGTATTTCTTCAATTTCTTTTGCAGTTATTTTTAAACGCATGTATCTTTTATCTGTATTTAAACCAACCCCAGCAAAACCTTTAGAAGATTTAACTTTATATGGATAGATAACCACTACCTCTTCAAGTTCTCCTTCTGGAGAATAATATGATCTATAAGAATCTTTATTAAACCAATAAATTCTATATGATTTTTTTGTAGGTCTTATATAAAATAATCCTTTTCCATAAACTAAAAATCTGTCCCAAATTGCATCAAGTCTTGCATCTAATTGATTAAATTTAATTACTTGCTGTATGAAATCAAATCTCTGAGTTCCAAGATTATCCTGCATTGGATAAAACTCAACTCCTTGTCTTATACCAAACATCTTCATTTGGGATAAGTGAGAACTAATAAGCATAGTATCTGCAGTTCCCTTACCGTCCCTTGTAATGACGGATTTGATCATATCCTCCAGAATCGATTTGCTATTACTTTCACTCATTAGATTAAGAACCTAGTTTACTGATCAATGGTGTATCCAGCATGAACACGTTTTAACGTAATCACATCTCCCTCACATTCTACTTCAAACCTTTCATTAGGTTCAAGTGCCATATCGTGGCATAGTTCATCAGGAAGACAAATTACAGCAGATCCATAAGCATCTTGCTCTAATTCGATTTTGTAATACGTAGTTGCCATTGGTTGTTGATAGTAATAGTTTAATTGGTCAATACTCTAACTCAAGTTTTCCGCGAGTCATTAACCCATTACATAGCCACACTAAAGCATCTACACAATCGTCATGTGAGCTAACCCCAAAATTTACTATCTCATCTGTTAAGTGAGTCATCTTTCTAAATTTATTAAATATTATTTTTCTTTGTTCAAAAAGTCCCATAATTCCTCGAAACCTTGCAACTTTATCTCCACGAAAACCTTTAACAGGATGCCAAATTAAATTGTATAAACCTTGCTCCTGTAAACATATTCTTTTAAAGTCAGCTTCTAAAGATGCTTGATATGCAACTGCTTCTGACCAGACATCTATAGAACTACCTGTTGGAAAATAATTCTTACCATCTTTATGAATGATTCCCCATTCTTCCATCATTTCCATTAAAAGTTCTAATTTTTCTAAATTTCCCATAACCCTCACTCTCTTACAATCAATAATATGGATTTTATCTTTTACCCTTCCACCCATAACAAAAACTGTATAATCATTTTGTTCTCTAACACCAGCAGATAAATCCACTCCAACTCCTAAAGAATCAAATTCTGTTGATATAGTTCCCTTAACAATTAAATCTGGAGAAAGAGATAATTCGCTAGTTTGTATAATTTGATTTTGATATTGAAAACTGAAAGCTATCGGTGCAATCCTTCTTCGATCACTAAGGTAATCAAGTGACCACATCTCCGGCCAATATGATATTTCATCGCCTTCTTTGTCTACAGTGATTGCAGATTGGACTATTTGTTTCCAACCACTTGATGGTAAAAATGTAGTGTTGTGAATATCATCATGTCTAAATCTAGTTCCTAGACAAATAGCTCTTGCACCTTCAAACATAGTAGGAACAATAACTGCATTCCAGTTATCTTCCATAGCCTGACGGATATCTTTATTTTTAATATCATCAGCACTTTTTATTGCGTCATCAATTATGCAAAGATGTGATCTTTTTGAAGTAACAGCACCTTTTAATCCGGCACAGCAAACACTAAATTCTTCTTCACCAGTAGATTTTATTCCTGCAAATTTCCAATCAATACTCCAATATTCATTAGAATTATTAAAATTCCTAAGATTAAAAAAGTTAGTTGCCAATAATTTTGAAAACCTAAATTTTCTAAAAAATCTGCGGAAAACAATGACAAAACTCCGCCTAATTTATATCCGCTCCACCACCCAACGACAGCCATTGCTGCGCCTGCAGCCATTGATTTACCCTCGTTTTCGCTAATTTGCTCAATCCTTAAAGCATCCACAGTAATATCTTGTGTTGCTGAAGCAATTGCAATCAGTAAACCTACTGATATTACAAGGGCTAAATTTTCTGAAGGATCAATTACACTCCACAAAAATAAGGAGATTAAGATTAATATCTGCATTAGGACAATCCATCCTCTTCGATGTCCAATTTTTTTTGTTAGGTATGGTATTTGAATACGATCGATTAAAGGAGCCCATAAATAATTAAATGCATAAACTGCAAATATAAGACCAGCCCAACCAACTGTAGATCTGCTTAATCCATCTTCCTTTAACCATAAACTTAAACTACTACCTATTAATACCCAAGGAAAACCAGAGATAGCACCAAGCAATAATATTTTTAACATTCTTTTATCGAAATAAACTGAAAATGTTTCTGAAAGGGATTGTTTTTTAATTTCTATCATTTTTTAATTCCTCCAGAATGAAGGTAAAAATAACACTAATATAGCAAATAACTCCAGTCTGCCTAAGATCATGCCGATTGTTAAAATCCATTTGGAAAAATCTGGTAATGAGGAGAAATTACCATTAGGTCCAATTATTGATCCTAAACCTGGACCAACATTTGAAATAGAGGTCGCAGCACCTGAAATTGCGGTTATAAAATCAAGTCCATTTAAAGATAATAACGCAGACAATAAAAAAAATATTATTAAGTACATGTAAATAAAAGAAATGATCGATGCTATGAATTTATCATCAATTGGATTTTTATCGTATTTCAACACAAAAACACCTTTAGGGTAAATAATTTTTTTTAGTTGATTAATTACAAATGAATAAAGAATTTGAAAACGAAATATTTTTATGCCACATGTTGTTGAACCAGCACAGCCACCTATGAACATCAAAGCTAAAAATAATACTAGAGGAAAGCTACCCCAATTGTCAAATTGAGCATTGACATAACCAGTTCCGGTTAGAATAGAAATAACGTTAAAGAAAATTGATCTTAAATCAAATGAACTTGAATTGTTTAAAGTAAGATAAATCGATAAAATGAAAATTGATATAAATATTATTTTAATAAAAGTTTTGATTTGAGAATCTGATGTAAAAATAGACCTGTTGCCATTCAAAAATTTAATGTACACGATAAATGGAACACTTCCTAAAATAATAAATATCATAGCCGTAGTTTCTATCGCTAAGCTATTAAAAAAACCAATGGATTGATTATAATTAGAGAATCCACCAGTTGCTATAGTTGTCATCGAATGTGTAATACTATCAAAAATATTCATTCCAAAAATATTGTAAGTGATTGCACATAGCGCTGTTAATCCAGAGTAAATATAAATCAATCTTAGAGCAACCTCTTTAGACTTTGGAAGAATTTTTTCAGATGAATCATTGTTTGAAATCTTAAATAATTGCATTCCCCCAACATTCATTATGGGCATTAATGTAATCGCCATCACTATGACACCAATACCTCCCAACCATTGAAGTATTGCTCTCCAAAATAATATCCCTTTAGGCATATTTTCTAAATTTGATATGATTGTTGAACCAGTTGTTGTAATACCTGACATGCTTTCAAAAAAGGCATTTGTGACTGAAAATTCTAAATTAGAGAATATAAAGGGTA